GTCAAAAATTCTCCCGCGCGCGCGATTTCGCAAGCGGACAAGCCAACATCCATTCTCGATCAGCGGTTCAAGTACCGAAGCTCTGCCGAAACCGATCTCCGATCCAGGTTCAAAGCCCTAGGATTCAAAACCCCAAAACCCAAGAAACCCCAATTTGGCAAATAAGCAACACCCCGTATATATGTTATATAACGACAGACGTTTTAACGTCTGTGGTACTAACACCTATACCATGTAGTTAAGTTTCAAAGCATTACATGGTTGAAATAATATAAGGCGTCTTATCTACTATCGTCAGGAATACGACAGTATTCCTACTATATTTCGGGTTTTACTATATTACTTCCTAACTATATCTGTCTTTCAATTATATTGTATGAATACATAACATATATAGCATGAAGTATGCCAGAAGATAGACTATTGACTGTTGTGAAACGATAGAAATTACTCATTGTTAAAGTTGTTTGTGTTACTGTAATGTCCGGTTGTGCAATTTTGCACAGAGATTAGAACCTTGAAAGGGGATTAGTTATGACGTATTTGAAAGACATCAAGTTGTGCGTAGACTGCGCGTTCTACGGCAACCAGCACGGTCAGCGAGATCGCTGCATCAATCCAGAAGTTACCGAGGTCAGCATGGTAACTGGCAAGGAAGACTACCCTTATTGCTTTGCCCAACGTCAGTCCTACCGGCTTGGTGACTGCGGTCAGTCTGCGCGTTTCTTTGTCCTGAATGAAGACAGGCAAATAGAACAAGAAAAGAAGCGCCAGGAGTTCGAAGAAGCTATGCGTGACGCACCATTCTAAGGGGATGCTATGACTACAGACATACATACCTGCCATGCTGACTGTCAGCGTCCTGTTTGCGTCCTGGTGCGGGAAGCTGTTGCAGCAGAACGTGAAGCTTGCGCCCAAGTCTTAGATGAGATGGCGGCTAAAGACAAGCTGTCGAACTACTACCAAGTAGCTGCACTTGCTATCCGTGAAAGGGGTGCGCCGTGAAGAAACTTATCTTTTTCTCAGTTTTGCTAGCAAACCCTGCTTTTTCAGAAGAATGGTGGGAAGCCAAAACCCAAGCTGGCGGCAAGATCATCCTGACCACACAGACTGCTGACTGGTGTCCTAAAAACTTCTTGATTGGCTACATAGAAACATCCAAGCAAGACGCTTTCTATGGCTGCTGGACAGCCGCTAATGACCGTATCCATCTCAGACTGAAAGACGGAACGATCAAGGTCTATGACAAGGAAGGATGGGTCTACAAAAATGATAACAAATGAAGTGAACCAACTACCCTGGTCGCTCACCTGTGACATTGCCTGTCGCGCAATGATACTCAACATCACCTTTGAGCAAGCAGTTCAGATAGCTATCCGTCAATACTTAGAAGTTACTAAAGGGGAAACGAATGACAAGTCCTAATCAATCTGATTTCGCGCCAGAGATTCGGCGTTCTGCTTGGTGGTCAGGTGACAGCCGTAAAGCCGCTAATGGCAAAGCTGCTGATGTCATCCTAGAAAAGCTAGGCAAGAAGGAAGTGCCTGATCTCTCTGGCATAGAAGCTGTCCAGATGGGCAAAGTAATGGAACCTACCATTGCCAGACTGTTTCAAGACAAGCACCGCATTGAACTACGGGACGCAGACTATGCACTGGCACATCAAGATGAACTCTGGCTGCGCTCTCACTTTGATTACATCTCAGCAGATGGACGCATACTCGTTGAATGCAAAAATTACAACGCTAGCGTTATGTCTAAGTTCGACGAAGAAACAGGTGTGGTTCCTGCTGCTGATATGGCGCAACTCATCCACGAAGCTGCCGTACATAACGTGGAGTCAATATACCTTGCAGTCCTGTTCGGCGGTCAGGCCTTCCGCACCTATCACTTCAACATCACGCCAGAGATGAAAGAAGACCTGATCCGACAAATGGCAAAACTTTGGGGGATGGTAGCGACAAATACCCTGCCAGAACCTGATTCTCTTGACAGCGTAAAGCTGATCTACCCTGAGTCCACAGAAGAAACCATTGTGGCTTCTGGTGCTGTTGAGAAAGCCTGTGAAGCCTTGAAAGCCTACAAGTCCAAGATCAAGGAACTAGAGGAACAGTCAGAAGCCCTAGAGGTCGCTATCCGTGGCTACATGGCAGAGAAGGGTACGTTGACAGACTTAGGTGGCAGGACGCTAGCAACGTGGCGTACTGCTAAGTCTTCCAGCAAGTTTGATAGCAAGTTGTTCCAGCAAGCCATGCCAGACATCTACAACAAGTTTGTTGTTGAAACCCCAGGCTCACGCCGATTCCTTTTAAAGTAGGAGATGAGAAATGAGTAACTTAGTACCCGTTCAAGACATAGAACGTATGGCATTAGCTGTGGCTAAGTCCGGTCTATTTGGTGTCAAGACCGCAGATGAAGCCATGGCACTAATGCTGATAGCCCAAGCAGAAGGTCAGCACCCTGCGATAGCTGCGCGTGACTATCACATCATTCAAGGCAGACCAGCACTCAAAGCTGACGCAATGCTGGCACGTTTCCAAAACTCAGGCGGCAAAGTCGAATGGAAGGATTACACAGATGAGAGAGTCGCTGGCGTTTTCAGTCATCCTGCTGGTGGCAGTATCACTGTTACTTGGACGCTTGATCAAGCAAAGCATATCGGTCTGGTCAAGCCTAGTTCTGGATGGGTTAAGTACCCACGGGCGATGCTTAGAAGCCGCTGCATTAGCGAGGGCATACGGGCTGTCTACCCAGGCTGCGTGGTCGGAACCTACTCAGTGGAGGAAGTCCAAGACTTTGACGATAAACCAGCGAAGGCTAGTGCGCCAGAGGTTAAGGATATGGGAGCAGCAGAGATCGTCGAAGACATAGCAAATGCCAAGAAGGTAGGTGAGGATTTTTTGCCACTCTACATTCCAGGTCAGGACGAACCATACGATACAGCGGTGAGTTTAGAAGATTGGGAGAGTATTTTCTACCAGATGATTTCAAAGGTAAAAGCAGGAAAGCTAGATGACAAGCAGAAGCTAGAGAAACTCAAAGCCTTCAAGAAGGCAAACCAGCACGTTATTGAAAACATGACGCCAACAGCAAAGACCAAAGTTTTGGCGGCAGTCACTACCTTGGAGGAAGCATGAAACAGCATCAGTCAGAAGCAGGTAAGGGCGTTCTCTTTCAGAACGATAAGAAAGCACCAGGATCGGCACAACCTGACTACAAGGGCGTGATCACCATTGACAGAGATGTGAAGGCTGGTGAGCAGATCAAGTTAGCTGCTTGGAAGAAAGCCACCAGAGTCGGTGAGTTGATTTCTCTGGCACAGGATAACTGGACACCTGACCCTAATTACCGCAAGCCACCAATGGAAGCGCCAGCGCCGACATTAAAGAAGCCGCGAGAGTATGACCCATTTAAGGACGATGAAGTTCCGTTCTGATGGCTAAGTCTAGTCCTACACAACGAAGTCTTGAGTATCTGCGGGAGCAGGGCTATTTCTGCGCGATAGTGGAGAAGTGGAATAGCTTTACCAAGCAGCGGCAAGACTTGTGGGGCTGGTGCGACATCCTGGCTATTCGTGAGAACGAAGTGTTAGCGGTTCAAGTGACTAGCACAGGTGTCGCAGAGCGCATCAAGAAGATTCAAGAATCACCCACGGTTGCGTTAGTCCGTAAGGCCGGTATCCGAATAGAAGTACATGGACACAGAAAGAATTCTAAGGGAAAATACGTCATGCGTATTGAGGACATCTCTTAGGAGTAATTATGGAAATTTGGGTTCCTGTATATGGCTTTCCAAACTATGAAGTTTCCGATATGGGTAGAGTCAAACGTATTTCTCACATTGCACATCATTCTCGCTATGGAGATAGAAATTTGCCGGAACGGATGTTAAATCCCAAAAAAAACGGTGATGGCTATTGGCGAGTCAAGATTGGTGGGAAATTACGTTTTGTTCATGTTTTAGTTCTTGAATCTTTTATTGAACCTAGACCTAATGGAATGCAAGCCTGTCATAACAATGGCAAGCCAGGGGATAACAGGCTTGAAAATCTTAGGTGGGACACGCCATCCAACAACGTAGCAGATAGAAAACTTCACGGGACTTATCAATGGGGTAAAAACAATCCTTATTGGAAATCACTTAAGAATGTTAAAGGCAGATACGTTTTGAGAGTGGAGGATATATCGTGAGCAACCCACATAAACACGCAGCATTGATAAAGGCTTGGGCTGATGGCGCTGAAATTGAGGTTAGAGGAGGAGAAAAACAAAATTGGATTCCTACCCTAAAACCTGATTGGGAGGTGCATCGTGAATATCGTATTAAACCGAAACCCGACAAACACATCATGTTTCGGTTAGAGGCTCATCACTCATTAGGTTTTAGGTTTACCGAATCTACACATGAAAATTATGCAAAAGAAGCCCAATACATTTATGTAACTTTTGATGGAGAAACAGCGCAAATAAAAAATGTGGAGGTGGCTACATGAACGCAGCAAACCTAGAGAAGTCAGATCGTCTAAAGCGTGTGTACAACTTGCTTGCTGGTGGCGGTGAACACACAACCTTAGACATTATTCAAAAAGCTGGTGTATGCGCTGTCAACAGCATCATTAGCGAACTAAGAATGAACGGTTATTCCATTGACTGTCAGCGCCGTGCTGACAAATGGTTCTACAGGATGAACAAATGAATAAAATATTTATTGCGACACCGATGTATGGTGGCTCTTGCTTTGGGTTCTATACGCAGTCACTGCTGCAACTAAATAACATGATGCGTGATAAGAACATTCCTAGCATGATGTCTTTCATCTTTAACGAAAGCCTGATTACTCGCGCCAGGAACGCACTTGTTCACCAGTTCCTAAAGACTGACTGCACCCATCTGTTCTTTATCGACGCTGACATACGCTTTAATGCGGCTGATGTCTTTCCTATGCTAGACGCAGATAAGGACATTATCTGCGGTATCTATCCTAAGAAAGAGATCAACTGGAATACCGTGCAAAGAGCAATGGACGCTGGTGTTTCCTACGATCAACTCAAGTACCACACAGGTAGCTTTGTGGTGAACCTAGTGGGCTATGCGGGTGAAGTCACTGTGCCTATTGATCAACCAGTAGAAATCTGGAATGGTGGCACAGGCTTCATGATGATCAAGCGGGAAGTGTTTGAGAAGCTGTCAGAGGTCGTACCGGCCTACACCAATGATGTGACTGACCTAGCTGGCAACATGAAGAATGATGAGATCAAAGAGTTCTTCACCACCAGCATCGAACCAGGAACTAACCGGCTGCTGTCAGAGGATTACCACTTCTGCCGTATCTGGCGGGAGAACGGCGGTCAAATCTTTGCAGCACCTTGGGCGCATCTCGCGCACGTTGGCAGCTATGTTTTTGAAGGTGCGCTAGCACCAGCACCCTGAGGAGAAATCATGACAGAGGAAACAACACTCACTCCAAACAATGACATCTTTGACATCATCAGGGATGAGTTTAAATTGAGAAATGATCGGGAACTGTCAGAGTTCTTGGAGATCACGCCTTCTGTGTTGAGCAGACTTCGGCACGGGAAGATGACGTTTACGCCAACCTATCTGCTAGCAGTACATGACGCGACAGATTGGAGTCTAAACAAGATACGAGGCTACCTGCCAGGTAGTTCTATCCAGTGAGTATCATGTTTATCGCAGGAATGCTGGCAGGCGCAGGACTGACTGTCCTTATCTTGTTGTTTTTCGTTTGGCTGTTTTTGCTGACTTCCTAAAAGCGGCTGCGGTGGGAGCGCCTTTACTTCCTGGCGCTCTCATTCTCT